GCGGGTGTCTATCAGGTTGGTCACCGTTCGTCGAACGATAGACGCAGCAATCGTGGCACCCGTCAGATCAACGATGGTGCCGCAATTTTTAAGCTGAAGGTTCCAATAAGTTTTTTGGTTCCAAACCAACTCACCCGACAGCAGGGCGTTGTCGAACCCACTGACTTGGGTGATGACGTTCTTATTGAACTTGGGCATTTTGCTTCCCTACGCGGGGAAGCGCATTGACACTCATGGTTTCCCCTGACTCGGGTTGTGACGCTCCCCGCTGACTCGCAGGGCTACGAAGTGTGTCTTGTCTTGCCAAATTTTAGGGTAGCTTTGCCTTTAAGTCAGCAACTTCTTGTGAAAGTTCTTGGATTGCTTTGATCAATGGAGCAATGAATTCGCTGTAGCGCAAACCCTGAATGCTGTTGGGATCGTCCTTGTCTGCCAACACCCATCCCGCAAAGCTATCCACGCCAAGCTGATCTAGGGTCGCCTTGACCTGTTGGGCACTCAAGCCGTGGAAGGTACGCACACCCTCCCGAGCCGGTTCGATTTCCCGTTCGCCCGTCAGGTTGCCTTCATCGTCGAAGACGTTTTCCTTGACCGCGGCCTGCGCCACCTTCCACTTGTATTGGATGGTTTGCAGCTTGTTGATGAAGTTAAGCCCGAGAGGGTTGTCACCAAGGATGTTCTTTTCCCGTTCGTCTGAGGTGTTAACCGATCCGCTGACCGCGTACACATCCACGAATCGGAAGGATGCCGCGCCCAAGGTCATTGAGTTGTCTACCTCGGGACGAAGGAAAGCATCCTCCACCCGAGCGCGTGCCGTTGCCTTGGTGCCAAGCAGGACAGCCTTGGGGTTAGCTGACCCTGACGCACCTGAGATTAGATAAAGCGCATCGTTGCCGTCTGTGTAGATATAAGCGCCAAGACCGCCGGTTGAGTTTTGCCACCTTAGCTCATTGGCTTGTGGCATTTGAATGCCGGTGGTGTAGATGCCTCGGGAAATGCTATTCGTCGTTACAAAATAGCCACCCCAAGCCGTACCCGACCCGCTTGTTGAGTAGCCATAAACCGCAGCACCAAACGCGGTGATTGCTTCAACGGCACGGTCGGTCACGACATTTACCGTGATGCCGCGAGAATCGCCATTGCCTTGGATGGCAAGAGCAGGGCCACCCGACGATGGGCCACCGCCCGGAGGTGTGTAAATTGAGATGCCGCAGCCGTTGGTCGCGGTGCGCGACATCCGAACCGTGATGCCGGTCTGATTGCTGTTGGCCTGCTCTACAAAGACAGCCGTGTTGGGATTGAATCCGCTAGGTGCTGCGGGAGTCCAATTTCCTTGGAAAGTGGCCGTGCCGCCAATCGTTAGATTACTGTTGCCAGTTAGGTTAAGTGAAGAACCATCCCAAAGCAAAGCCGCAGACGATGAGCCAATAGAAAACTTGTATGCGCTTCCGCTATAGCCGAGGAAAAATCCTGTGCCGGTGTTGTAGTCGGTCTGCCCGCCTTGGATGTTACCGGTGCTGCTGACCGTCAGGGTGTTCTGAATAGTCAGCGCACCCGTGTTGACCGTGATGGCCGACAGCGTGCCAACCTTCAGACTTGAGATGTAAGGCGTAGACCACACCGTGTTTCCGGTTGTCGGGTCGTAGATGCCGTCCGATTGATACAGGGAATCAGTGCTAGACGGGTTGGGGTCTGAAGCGCCCCACGTTGCAGCAAATCCCCAAGTCGCAAGTGATTGGGCACTGCTTGGGAATGACGCAGACCCGGTGGTGGTAATGTTCCCGGCAACGGGCGCGGGATTGCTAGGCACTCGCGCAAAACAGATGCGTGCGCTTGATCCCGCCGATCCCGTTGGGCCTGTGTTACCGGCATACCCCGCCGCGATGATGCTTGCGGTTGTCCAATTGATTGTGGTTGTCGTGGCCGTGCCTGCATCAATCAAAGATACAGACGCTTCCCAAAGCGTGAAGCCTGCGCTTGGCGATGTTGTGATTGAGCTAGACCACCCCGCAGGGTTGGGCGTAAATGTTCCGGTAGACCATGTGTACGTCGAGGTTCCCGTTGGGCCTGCCGGAATGGTTGCAGCCCATTGATAAACAGAAGCCTTTGCCGTTTTATTTCCGGTCGGCCCCGTTGGGCCTGTCGGCCCGGTCGGGCCTGTTGCTCCGTTTGTTGACTGCGCGTAGACGCTAAAGCCCGAAGTCCAACTGATCGTAGTGGTTGAGACAGCGCCCGGCTCAGAGACTTCCTTTGCCGCGACCCACAGAGAGAAGCCTGCCGTGCCGGGGTTGGCCGGGATGATCGTCTGCCACCCGTTGCCCCCGGTGTAGCCTGAGTTTGTCGCCGTCGCCCATGTAAAAGTGCTAGTGCCCGACGGGTTGCCGGGTTGAGTAAGCGCCCACTGATAGAGATACGCAATCGCAGTCTTGACGCCCGAAGGTGAGACAGGTGCCCACACAAACGCCGATGAAACCGTCGAAAGCTGCGAGGTGGCTACGTCGTTTGCGACCTTGAACGCAAAGTAGTAGGTTGCCGCAGGAAGCGAAACATTGGTGAACTTGAACGCAAGCGAAGGCGCAAAGGTCTGCGAGTTGGCTGAGTACTCCGTGCCCCACACCTTCCAATCGGAAGCCGAAGGCGTCGCGGAGGTTGTATAGAAAAGCGTGATGCTTGTGACGCGGCCTGAGCTTGGCACGTTGCAAGTGACGCTGAACGAGGGAACCGCAGCCGAAGGCAGTTGATCGCTGACAGTGGGGGCGGCAAGAGCAGAGAAGAAATACGCAGAGGAAAGCCCGCTGTTAGGCGACGGTGAGAATTGCGTAATGTTCTGATCGTCGTATACGTCGGCGTTGTACTCGGTGCATTCAATCTGTGCGCCAAGGTTGCCATCGGGTAGGGTTGTTTCGCTGACCTTGATGGCGCGGAACAGCTTATTCGTCCAACCGTAGTCGCTGTTTGTGATGCTGATGACATCACCCGCGTCCACCTGAATGCCGGGGTATGCGGTCGAGAAAGTGACAATCAAGTCCTCACGCGCCTGCTCAAGCATCCGATTGGCGATGTACTGCGCTTGTACCGAGTCGTTAATCAGGTCGAACGTCACTGTGGCTTTGTTGGCCGGTTCGTTCGCGTACATCAGGACACTTGGCGTTTCCAAGAAAATCAGGTTCGGCTGATCCTTGTTGCCCTTCCACGGGAATGTGGCTTCGACTTGGTTAATGCTCTGCGTGATGTCGGAGATGCTTACCCGCAGTTCGCCAATGATGTTGGAGTCATCAAACGAAAAGGATGAAGACTCTGCCTTGTTGATCACAGGCATCCACTGACCCGTGGTTTCTTGGTACGCAAGCCAAGAATCGCAAGCCGTGAGAATGCGGTCGATGTTGCTTAGGACGTTCTCGCCAGTGTTCAGCACACCGTTGATCCGATACCGAGCTTGAGTAGTAGACCCGCCCGTGTAGGGGATATATGTGATCAGTTGATCAGAGTAGGTGTTCAGCGCCCCGCAAGCCGTGGTGTTGATGTTGCCGATGGGAACCGCGCAGCCATACACATCCGACTTTAAATAGTCCTCAAGCACATCACCGGGGCGTGCCGCGCCTGCGCTTTTGAGGTAATGCGAAACCTTGAAGGTCAGGGGCTGAAGTCCCGTCGTGCCTGCTTCGCTGTTGTAGGTGAGCTTGACGATGGCAAATGCCAAGCCGTTCATCTGTCGGTTGGTTGCAGGCCACCGCAAGCTAGGCGTGATGTCGGAACCACCCATCACCACACTCGGGGAAGAGCCGGTCACGTTGACAATCGTGCCCGCCGCGTTGGAGGTGTAGAGGTTGATGTAGAGATTGCCCGAAATCTTCGTATCTACGTTGCCCGCGCCGTCGGTCAGGGCTACGACTTTGGTGGGGTCGGTGCCGTCAAAAGTTATTGCACGGTCGCCGTAATAGAACTGATTTTCTAAGGTTACAGGATCGGTTCTGCGGAAGAAAAACTGACCATCAGGCGAGATGTTGCTGACCACTAAGACGTAATACATCGTCTTGTTGTCGGTGGAAAGCACCGCATCGACGAACGTGCCACCTAGCCACGCATCACCATAGACAACCGGAATCGGGTTGTTTGCGCTTGGGGGGATTTGCTGCCGTGAGCCGGGATCGACTTGGTTGGGTGCCCTGTTAGTCCCGAATGTGCGGGTCACGACATAGGACAAGGCATAGTTAGCCGCGAAAGCTATTGCAATATATGGGAGGGTTCCTGCCGCAGCCGCACCCAACACGGCGGTGGCAATCATTGTTCCGACCATTTTTTATTCCTTGCAGTACGTCGAGTCAATCTTCTTAAAGCCTCGGCTTTCAAGATCAATCTTAGGGCTTTGAGGCATCAGCGAAATGATGACAACCTCTGCCCGTTCCTGATCAATCAATTCTTGTGCTTTCTTGTTGTAGGCCAAAAACAATTTGCCGCCAATCGTTGTGTTCCTATGCTCGGGCGCGACCCACCAAGCTAGTTCCCTGACTTCGTTAACCTCGGGGCACCACACATTCGGCACCACGATCCCCGCTGCCATCCCGCGATATTCGTTGTCCACCAAGACAAAGCCGCGACCGATGATGAGCGAGGAAAGCAAGCCGCGTATGTGTTGCTCGTCGTGTAGTCTCTTGTCTCTTAGCTTGATGATCGGGGACTCTGCCGCATATTGCCGCATCATCTCAACGCAAGCATCTATGTCGAACTTGTTTGCTTCCCTGATCATTGCCCGATGGTGTCTTCGTACTCAATCCTTGGAACCGTCGTGCCGCCGTTGCCGCCGTTGATGCCGCCCGGACTTGCCACGCCGCCACCCGATGCGGGTTTGCCAAAGTCAAAGTAGGTGCTAGAAATCGCGTCAACACGATCCATTGACGTTTCGCTAGTACCGTAGCGGTCTTGCCAAATTGCCTTGTTGGTCTTGGAAGAAGCCACATAGGTTTCTAGCACCCGCTTCATGGAGGTGCAGGAAATCGAGCAAGTAGCAATCCTGCTGCGTACCTCGTCGTTCCAATCCTCGGTGATTGAGACATTGGTAACGATGCCTTGGTAGCGTTTGAAGAACTGCTGCGTCGGCGTGGTGATGATCTGATTGTCAGAGTCAAGGAAGCCGCGCCAAATTTCGACCGTGCTTCCCTTGATGTCTGCGCTTAGGATTAGCGCGATGTTGGCCGGGTTGATGCCGGTCAGCGAAACCATCATGTCGGTCGAGGTTGACTTGATGTTGCGCTCGACCTGACCGATCCCGAGCAGCGACCCCATCCCCGAGAACGTGATCCCGCTGACGGTGACGGGTGCAGCCGCGTTGCAGAATGTGTAGGTCGTTGGCGAGGTCTTGCCAACCACCATCCTGACAAACTCAGCGTGTCGGATGTTTGCGCTGTTCAGCGCGTTCATCGTGGTACTCATGGCGCGACGTTCTCCCGGAACACGAAGGGCTGATCCCAAGTCACAAACGCGCCATTGGTCATTGGCGTGAGCGAATAGGTTGGGCAGACTTCAGCATAGACCGGGAAGTAGACCGCAGACCCGACCGCCGTGAGCGTGCCCGTGCTAGGCGTGCCAATGACGGGGCGGTGCAGATTAACCGATACCGTCGAGCCACCACCGCGTAAGACCTGTTGCGTGACCTTGTAGACGTAGCTGCCGAGTTGCAGGAAGTCGCCTGCCGCAAATACAACGGTGCCCGCGCCGACAGCGGGAAGATTGCCCACGCTGATGGTCTGCGAGTTTGCCGGGGGAGCCGAAGCAAGTG